TATGTTTGGAATCACGGTTAAATCCTATACGATGATTGATTTGGATGATCCTTTGAGTTTCCAGAAACTCTATCTATCAAACCACACGACTTCATTCCCAATCTACTTTGAAAGTGCATCTACGTATGGTAGCAATGTCAAAGGCAATGATAACTTCCTAATCAGTAACTATTGTTTTTCCGAAGTACACCCTCAAATACAACAAAACTACCTAAGAACTCTTTTTCCTAGGTGTTGTAATGGGTTTCTTCTTTGGAATCATGTGAAGGTTTTTGATATTGGCAAGCGAGTTCTAATTGAGCAGGAGGTTCCTTTGACCTGCCCTACAAATGCTATAAACTCAAACTATCACGTCTATTTCTAGATGTGTAAGATCGGAAATAAATGAAAACACGCTGGATCTCGTTTCCATTTCTCAACATCCCTGGCTGTTAGGGAGTTCAACAGTCTTAGTAGACGTGTATCTGTAATCTCTACGTCCCAAGCAGGAATACTTTTGTATTTCAAAAAGGAAACTACACTGTGTGGGTTCATCTGAGCAACTATTCCGCGACACGCAGTGCGGTATGAGAATTCAACATCTTCACCTTCGCCCCATGACTTTGTTTCATCAAGTGGATATTGAAGTGCAATGTGTTTCTTTACCACGTAATAACTACCCGATATATACGACAGTTTAGCAGTTATCGGTGTCAGCTTAAAGTTATATGGCAATAGACACTGTGTAGAAAACTTAGTATCAATTGACTGCATATAGAACGGGAAGAGCGTATAGTCTCTAAATCTGGTTCCATCCTGGTTTAAAATTCGGTTGATACAGACATCAAATGAATTTCCAAACCTTAGGAACCCATTATACCAGTCATGATGAAATACAACGTAGTCATGCAATAAGACAATGTTTTCATACTTTGCTAGCTGACAAATCATATTTTTCTTGCGCGTGATCCAATTTGGTTTCACACTCTCATCAAACTGTATAAATGACACACCTGGAAGGACACAAGTCTCGGCGGGACCCACCACTATGATTTCAAACACTGGAATGCTCATTGCATGAATTGAATCGACTATTCTACTTAGGTTTTGATTATTACAGCCATTCGTAATAATACCAAATGTAAACTCCATACCCCATTACAAGAAACTTAATATGTACTTTAATCGCGAACTTGGTAAGTTCACGTCTCCCCCGCAACAAACAGTTCCATTAAATGATAAGATACTTGTTCTCTATATCACGAATAATGACCGTTTTTTCGTTTTTGAAAAGTTCTTAGACGAGATCAAAGCTTCAGCATTCAAGGAGAAGTTTCATATTCTTATTGTGAATACAGATCCCATAGACAAGTACAGCGGTCTTCTTTCTGGTGCTGGGGTTTCATCAACGTTTGTATCCGTTCCCTGTCCTAAAAATGATTATCTCCCTAAGATTCGGTATGGAATCGACTTCGCAAGGAAGGGTGGATTCAAGTACATAATGAAATGCGATAATGACATCATAATACCCGCATATACTTTGGAATATATGTATTCAAATAGGCACCTTGTTGATAAAGAGTTAACACTATCTCCATCATTGTCAACTGGAATCCCATCGGTTGAACACTTCATTGAGTCCTTGTTCACAAGTGATGAGGTTGATTTGATCCGAGATGAGTTCAAAAAGTGTGTATTTCATGACCAACAAGGCATCTTTGATTACAGGTCTCTGAACAAATACTCTGTAGAAGCTACTGTTTGGAACTATAAAGAATATTTCAATGCTCTGACGCATTTAGCTAATACAATGGTAACTGGCTCGGATGGGCGTGATCAATATGGACATTCCAAGTTTTATCGGGGAATGCATCCAATCCGACATGGGTTTGGAAACAAAATGATCAATAACCTTATTGTGAAGAACCGCGATAAGCTGTTTGCAAATAAGGGCTGTTCTATCATTGAGAAGGAAAATACGTACTTATGCGACATGTGCTTTCTTATCTCAACTTCCAACTACAACCAATTGTTGAACGTTGAAAATCTTACAATTGATGGGTGTGATGAAGTCCCTCTGAACAGATTTGCCTGGAACAAGGGCTTAAAACATCTTATCATAAATCACGGATATGGAATCCACATTACCTACAACTGGCGATGGTTCTTGAATACCACAGATGGAGGAAGCAATATCGAAAAACCCACACAGACAATCACAGAATACGAAGAAGAGTTTGTTCGTTCTCTTTACAAGCCTAAACACGATATCTGCATTATGTACTTGGCAGAGGAACGGCGACAACATACATTCAAGCACACCGTGAAATCAATAAATGAATCTAAGCACGTGGATGCTCTTCATTTGCTCGTGCTCACACATACCGATGATACTGAATTTTACAACGAGGTCCTGAGAAACTCAAGGATATCTTATACCGTCAAACAGTTCGACTGTGTTAACAATTATATGAGTAAGATTCGCTTTACACTTGAGTTTGCACAACACAATGAAATTCCATATATTATCAAGCATGATAATGATATTCTTATGGGCTCATCTGTTTACGATTACATGTTTGAGAACAGATCAATTTTACAAAATGATACCAATCTACTTCTGACACCAACGATTACATCTGGAATACCCAGCTGTGAGTACTTTATTGATGACTATCTAACACCAGATGAGAAACAGCACATGTATACGTTATTCAAAGCACATCTGTTTGAAACCAAATGGGACGTAGACTTTCGTTCTCTGAATAAATACACTGTAGATGCAAATGAATGGAGTTCTAGTGACTTCTATACAGGTGTCAAAGCAATTGAACATTATTACAAGGGAATACACCCAATCAGAGTTAATGAACACGCATTGGTTGAATTGAACAACATTGTCTGCAAATATAAGGATCAAATTCTTAACCAAGATTCGTATTCATTAACATATGATAGCACATCACCCTATTTCTGCGATAGTATCTTCTGTATACGAACAGACACGTATAAGCATATTCTGTTGAAGACTGAGTTATTCGTGGATGGGTATGATGAAGTCCCTTTGAATAGGTGGAGGGATATGAACAACCTTGCTATGGTTATAATTCGTCGCGGGACTGCGATGCACTTCATGTATAACGAAATACCTAACTATATTGAATATGAAAAGAAATACGTACAATTGGTCTACGGATCATCATAGACACTTCAAACCCAAATATAGCTGGATTTCCAGCCGTATTTGTGTTTTTGTTTTTCTCTTGGGTTTTCTTGTAGTTTTTGGTTTTGGTATTTAGTTGCTGTATGCGAGGCCGCCCATGCCTGACATCACTCGCAACACGTTGTAGTTAACTGCATACACTCGGACCTGAGCAGTTCGTCCAGATCGCACTGTGTTGACTGACACCGTGAGCTGGAGGGTCGCCTTGTCGATACGGGAGAAGTTGCAGGTGCCGCTGGGCTGGTGCTCCTCGGGCTTGAGCGCGAAGGAATACACGTTGATACCCTGAGTCGGGGTGCGGGTGTGGTGCTGGTAGGGCTGCACTCGGGAGAAGTAGCGTCCCTCGCGCTCCGTGAAGCGGTCCTGGCCGTTGAGCTGGAGCTTGGCAACCTCAACTGGGTTCTTGCCCTCGCAACGAACACCAGACTGGAGGATGACCTTCGCGAGGAGGTAGTTGGTCGTGTCCTCAAACACGATCGCCTGGTCGTTACCACCTGTACCAAGGTTGGTGTCGAGCCATGAGGCACCGTTGAGCGAGGGACCAGTCTGGATACCAAGACCAGGGAGGTAAGGTCCAGAGGGGCCATCACCGGCAGTTGTAGGAGTTGTCAGTCCAACACCTCCAACACCACCCAGAGAGCCACGGGCGAGGACATCCATCACGATGCCCTCCGTGCTGAAGTCATCAGTGTAGTTGAAAGGCTGGCATCCGTTGACCTCTATGATGAAGGTCTGGTTAGGTGTGCAGTCCACGAACGAGTCGCGCTGAACAACCCAGACGAGCTCCTTAACCGGGTGGTTGAAGTTGAGCTGGATCTTGTTGCTCGAGCTTGTGATTGACTCGGCGCCAGTGAACTGGAGCTGCTCAATCAGGTACTCGTGTGTCTGCTGGGCAAATCGGCGACGCTCCTCAGTGTCGAGGTAGATGTAGTCGATGTAGAGCGACGCAGCCGTGAGTGACTGGATGCTTGTGGGCACAGTCGATGCGGTAGTGATCAGCTCGTAGTAGGTGCAGTTGATCCACTGCTCGAACTCCACGTTGATTCGCACCTCGTGGTACTGGAGCGCGATGAGCGGGATCGCAAGACCAGGGTTGCGGCAGAACCAGAACTGGAGCGGGATGTAGAGCGTGCGCGCGGGGGTTCCGGCACGGGGGGCGCAGGTGTTTGTGAGCTCGGCTCCCGCGCAAGATGCATCAAGCGCATATCCACGGCGATCCTTCATCAGGACGAGGTCGTGGGTGTTGCCGATCATGTCGTTGAGCGCCTCTGTGGTGCCAACATCCTGAGAGAGCTGGGTCCAGATCTGCATCCAGTCACCATATTGCCTGTCAATTCGCTGACCACCGATCTCGAGCTCGACCGTCTTGATGAGACGGTGACCGATGTAGTTGAGCCAGCGGAAGCGGTTCAACGCGCTGACGGACGCGAAGTCAACCGCGGGGAGAACGACCTGGACATATGTGCGATACATGAGATCGGCGTTACGGTTGATCACAGCCGTAACACGCTTGTTGAAGTCGGCCTGGCCGTTGAACGTCACCTCGATGGACTCCATCGCGAAGTTCGTGTGACGCTTGTAGAGAACCTTCCAGAAAGTAATCTGGGGGTTGCCGGAAATGTAGATGTCCTGCGCACCATAGCTGACGAGCTGAAGAAGACCACCACCCATATTGATTGTTTGAATAAGAGCG